AGGTGGTATTGATCTAACATCTAAAGTAACAGGCACCTTGCCTATCGCTAATGGTGGCACGAACAGTACAGCAACAGCTTTTGTTAATGCAACAACTAATGTGACAGGTGCTTTACCAGTCGTTAATGGTGGTACTGGTGGTACAAGTTATTCTCCTGGTAAAGTATTACAGGTACAAAATGTTAATCTTACTAGTTCTAATACAACTGTATCAAATACTAGTTTTGGAGCAACAGAGGTAACAGATCAAATTACACCATCAGCGACTTCATCAAAAGTTTTAGTAATGATGAGCCTTACATTAGGAATGTATGAAGGCTCTGGTACTGGGAATTTTGGTCAAGTAGCAATTTATAGATCAATAGCTGGAGGAACTTATTCTAAAGTAGGTTTTGGTAATGCAGATAATGCTTATACAGGCCAAGGTGGTTTTGGCTCTGGTACAGAAATTGATTCTGCACGACCTTGTAATTTATCTTTTGTAGATTCTCCAAACACTACAAGTGCAGTAGATTATAAATTATATATTAGATTAAATGTAGCAAGTAATGGTGGTGATAATATTAATACTGGTCCAAGTAATTTACAAAGGTCAGTAACACTAATGGAGATAGGTGCGTAATGGAAAATAGTACAAAAGCTTGTGTAGCTATTAAGGTGATTAAAGAAAATGCACAATTTTCTTTCACAGGAGATATTTTAACAGAAGAAGATTTTAATAATATTAATTGGAAAACTGGTGAAGATGTTGAAGGTGCTTCTATAATGACAACAACTAATCCTCATTCAGAAATAACTTGGTCTTTATTTAAGGCTGAAATAGATAAACTCTAATGTCTTTCGCAGGTGCTTCATTTGCCGAGACACCTTTTGCAAGTCAAGGGGCACTCGAAGTAAGAGTTTTTGCCACAGGTTTTGGCATAACAACAACTCTAGGTACACAATCAGTTGTAGCAGTAGGTAGTCCCGTTGTAATAGCAACAGGTTTTGAAATGGCAATGGCGTTTGGTGCTACAGGAGTAGCAGCAGGCGGTAACTCAGAAGTAACCGTACAAAGTATTCCAATCACAGCAACACTTGGAATAGAGCAAGTAGATGCATCTGTAACAAAAGCAGTAGCAGGTTTTGGTATGACAGGAACCATAGCAGGTGTTACTGTTATTCCTCAAGGTCTTGTTCAAGTAACAGGAATTCCTATTACGATGTACGCTAATACAGCGACAGCAATAGCACAACAAAATCCTACAATAATAGTAGCAGGTTTTGGTATGACAGGAACAATCGCTAGTGTCACAGCACAGGGAGTAGCAACAGTTATACCTGGAAGTCTTATTGCACAACTTGATTTAGGTACAGGATCAGTTATTGATTTAAGTGCAAATGTTCCTTTAGTAGGAATTAATATTGAAGCAGACGAAGGAACTCTAGCACCTATTGGGTGGACAATTGTAGATGATTCCTCTACAATGGTTTGGCAAAAGGCAGCATAAGGTAAAGTATGGCATCAACATATTCAAGTTTATTAAAAATAGAGCTCATAGGATCAGGTGAACAAGCCAATTCTTGGGGTAATACAACAAATAATAATCTTTCCCAATCAGTAGAATTTGCTATTGCAGGTGTATATTCAAAGAATTTATCATCAGCTTCTAGTCCTTATACATTAACCACGCAAGACGGACCACGAACCCAAGCAGATAATGAAGCAAGAAATGCAGCTATTGTATTCAGTGGACAAGGATCAAACTTTATTGTTCAATTTAATACAACACAGAAAATTTATTTTTTACGCAACGCTAATACAACATACACAATTACTTGTAGATTAGGATCTAGTGGTAACACGCATGTTATTAATCCTTCAACAAGTGTATATTTAGCAACAGACGGAACTAACTGGTTTGAGTTACAAACATCAGGTGGTATATGGCAAACAAAAACAGGAGCCTACACAGCTTTATCAGGAGATCAATTATTTGTTAATACAAGCAGTAGTGCTTTTACTATTACACTACCTCTTTCTCCTAGTTCAGGAGATGAAGTAAGATTTTTAGACCTTGCAAATACTTTTGATACCAATAATTTAACAGTTGGTCGTAACAGTCAAAAGATTGATGGTACCGCAGCAGACTTAACAGTTGCTACAGAGGGTGCCGCTTTTAGTTTAGTATACTCAGGATCCACTTACGGATGGAAGTTAATGGAGAAATAATATGACAACTTATGCAGCAATAAAATACAGTATTCCAGGAACAGCTATTACAGGTGTTCTACAAACAGCAAATAATTTAAGTGATGTACCAACTGATGCTACAGCACGTACTAATATAGGTGTAGCAATTGGTAGTGATGTACAAGCTTTTATATCAGCAACCGCAGGAACAAACGCTAACGGAACAAGAACTATTAGTACAGGTTCGCCAACAGGTGGCAGTGATGGCGATATTTGGTACAAATATAGTTAGGCAGATATGCCTATTTTTGTTAAAGATGCTGGACAATGGCGTGAGATAAGTTCGTCAACAGGTGGAGAAGTTTTTCTTCGTGATGGAACATCTTACACAAATAAAACAATTAATAATATTTATGTAAACGACAGTGGTACATGGAGAGAAGCATATTCTCTTTTTGAAACTACTTCTTTTGTCACTATAAGTTCATCAGGTTCTTCCACAATAGCTGTTCCAGCTAATGCTAATGCTGTTCACGTACAACAAGCAGTAGGTGGTGGTGGCGGTGCAACAATGGGTGCAGGTTATGATAGAGCTGGCGGTGAAAGTTCTGGTGGTTCTGGTGGTTCTGGAGCGTATGTTTCAGATAGAGTATATACAGTGACTGCTGGAGAACAATTAACAGCGAATGTGGGCGTTGGTGGCGCACCTGGAAATGTTTCTCCTGGTTATAATACAACAGCTAGTCCAGGTGGAATAACTTCTTTATCAGGAGCCACAACAGGGACATTATTTACTTTAGGGGCAGGAGGAGGATCTAGTAACTCTACGGCAGGTGGCGGATTATTAACAGCTACTCCAGGAACAGCAGGAGCTCTTACTACGGCAGGGACATCTTTATCTTCAGGAACAACAGTTGATGGTCTTAATATAACCACATTTAATTCTGGAGAAGTAGGAACATTTAATTCTTCTGGTGTAGGTGTTGTTGGAGCAACAAATGGAAACTGTAATGGTGATCAATGTGTAATTTATGGTGCTAATGGTGCCGCTTCTTATAATGGTAATGTTGCAGGTGGTTTAGGAGATAATGGCAGTGGTACAGGTTTTAATAATGCTACAGCAGGAACTTTAGGTTCTGGTGGTGGTGCAGGTGCACATAGAGATATCACAGGAACAGGTGGAAATTATACAGGAACAAATGGTGCTGCGGGTGGTGTTGGACAAATAGTATATAGATTCTTGAGGATTGCATAATGCCTTTAACGAAGATAGGATTTGCCCCTGGCATCGATAAACAAGACACTCAATACGGAGCTGCAGGACGTTGGACAGACTCTGATTTTGTACGATTTCGTTATGGCTTACCAGAAAAATTAGGTGGATGGATTGAATTACTTTCCGCTAAACTTATTGGTGTTGTAAGAGATATGAAAGCATGGACAGATCTTAACGGTGTAAGATACACGGCTCTCGGAACAGACAGAAAATTATATATTTACACAGAGGGTGCAGTCTATGACATTACCCCTATTCAATCAATACAGACAGGTCTAACTAATCCTTTTGTTACAACAAGTGGCAGTAGTATTATAACAGTAAATGATGTTGGGCACGGAGCTATACAAGGAGATTTTGTTACCTTTACATCAACGGCAAATGTAGCAGGCCTTGATATGAACAAGGAATTTGAAATTACAGCTATTAATAGTACAAGTCAGTACACAGTTACTTACACAGGATCTACGGCTAATGCTTCAGCAACAGGTGGTGGCACGGTCACAGCAACCTATCAAATTAATATTGGAACAGCCGTATCGCAATATGGTTATGGTTGGGGAACAAGTACATGGAATACAGGAACGTGGAACACGCCACGCTCTACGTCTACCGTTACTATTGAAGGTAGAGGATGGTCATTTGATACTTTCGGTGAAGATCTTTTAGCAACAGTAACACAAGGAAAAACATTTAAGTGGGATACATCTGCGGGTACAGGAACAAGAGCCGTGGCTCTCGCAACAACACCAACTAAATCACAGTTTAATTTAGTATCAATGCCTGAGAGACATGTCTTTTTATTTGGTACAGAGACAGACTTAGGTGATACAACTACAGCGGATCCTTTATTCTTACGTTTCTCTTCGCAAGAAACAACAACAGACTGGGGACCATCAGCCGTTAACACAGCAGGATCTTTTCGTATTCAAGATGGATCAGCAATTATTACAGCCGTTCGTTCTCGTAATGCTGTACTCGTTTGGACAGATACAAGTTTAAATGCACTACAATTTGTTGGTGCACCTTTTGTCTTTAACTTAACACAAATAGGAGCGAACTGTGGTGCCGTGTCATTGCACTCAGCAGTCGATGTAAATGGTACAGCCTTTTGGATGTCACAAAATTCTTTCTTTAAATTTGATGGTGCTATTTCTAAGATGCCTTGCAGTGTGCAAGATTATGTCTTTAATGATTTTAGTATTACAAATAGACCAGAAACATTTGCAGCTGTTAATTCAGAGTTTAATGAAGTTACCTGGTTCTATGTATCCAATAACTCAACACAGATAGATAGATTTGTCACATATAATTATTTAGAAGATTGTTGGTCCACAGGTAGTTTATCAAGAACATCTTGGATTGATTATGGTGTTTATCAAAAACCGTATGCTAGTGGATACTCAACCACGGCTCTCGGAACAGATCCTCCTGTACTAGGTGTAACAGCGGGCTCATCAATAATTTATCAACAAGAAACAGGATTTGATGATGTTAATCTAGCTATAGATGCCTTCATTGAATCAGGTGATTTTGATATTGCGGACGGACAACCTTTCTTACATATAGGAAGAGGTATACCAGATTTTGGCACAATGGTTGGTTCTGTAGATGTTAAAATGCGATTTAAAACTTACCCTAATTCAACTACTCCTGTTACTATTACAAGGACAGTTACAGCAACAACAGATAAATTTGATTTGCGTGGCAGAGGAAGACAAGCTAATGTGCGTATAGAATCAGATGCAGTAGGGGATAACTGGCGATATGGTACATTACGATTGGACGTTCAACCAGATGGAGGTAGATAATGGCTAGTGGCACAGCATATCCACAAAATAGCAATCCTTTAGGACTAGGAGGAATAGGTGGACTAATACCTAATCTTTTTCAATCAGCCAATTATCGTCCAGATACCGCAACAAAATACGGATTAACAATGCCCGGTCTGGATCGATTAGAAGATGGAAACCCTATTAGATCCATAATGCCGTATCTACCTGTCGAAGGTCCTGAGGGCAGGCCGTATCGACCCGGCCCCATGCCCATTCAAGAAGGTCCTGATTATCAAACTCAATTTAATAGTTTTTCTGATACACTTGGTGGATTTGGAAAACAAATGGGAGGTTTCGGTGAACAAATGGGAGGATTTGATAAACAGTTTGGTGGAATCATGGATAGGCTATCTAAGATAGAAGAAGGTATTGCAGGACTCATGCCCCAAGCTGCAGGAGGAGGAGTAGGGGCTACCGTGCCTTACGGAAATAATACTAGTTCAGGAGGGATAGCTGATGTATATACTGGAACTAATTCAAGAGGATATTAAATGGCTAAAATAACAACAACAAGATTTCCTCAAGCAACACCAGAATACCAGCCAAGAGTACTGGATATTTTAACTCGTTTGTTAGAGCAAATTGTACAACAATTAAACTTTGGTTTTCAAC